TTGTTGGAGCCAATGTGCCGTTTGCTGTGAAGTTGTGGACAATGTATCCATTGCTATAGGTTACTGTACCGCCAGTGTAGAACTGCACGTTGCCGGGGTATCTGACTACTACGATGCCTGAACCGCCTGAACCACCTGTGCCACCTGTACCAACACCAACTAATTGACCATTACCGCCACCACCGCCGCCAGTATTACCACCACCCGACGTAGCGGTTACATTATTTCCTAATGCGCCAGCACCACCACCACCAACACCGCCCGCGCCAGCAGGAAAATCGCTTCTTGCGCCACCGCCGCCACCGCCTGCGTATGTAGTTACAGTTCCAGAAATTGATGAAGCAATACCAGCGCCGCCGTTACCAGCGGTTGATGTACCAACGCCATTTATTCCAACCGTGCCAGCGCCACCACCCCCTGAGCCAACTGTGGCAGAACCAGTAGTTGAGCCTCCAGCATTGCCTTGGCCAGATATTCCTTGCCCGCCGGTGTAATTAACAGCACTTACAGTTCCTCCGCCGCCAGAGCCGCCAGAATTTGAAAAAGCACTTGTTGTTGACGCGCCGCCACCATTTGTTGATATAGAACCAAATACAGAATTTACGCCGTTTGTTCCTGCCGCACCGCCGCCGCCAACAGTAACAGTATAAGAAGTGCCGGATGTAATAGAAACAATGCCTGTTAATAAACCACCAGCACCGCCTCCGCCAGTAATATTTGAACCGTTTGATGTTGCACCACCACCGCCACCAGCAACAACAAGATACTCAACCCATCTAGGGGCGATGTAACCCGACCACGCGCCTTGGCTGATGGCTTGGTTAACTTGCTTTAGATTGAATAGACCTGTTGCCATATAACCTCAGAATGTAATTGTTCCAGATGCCACGAATTTATACACCCGATACTGACCAGCAATGTATGTTTCTGGTGATCCAGTTGTTGATGCCGCTGGCAGTAAGTATGAAGGATAACGGATGATAACTATGCCTGATCCGCCTGAACCTCCAGAAAAAGCGGCGGTTGCAGTTGTTCCTGTTGCGCCGCCACCTCCTTGACCGGTATTTGCAACGCCAGAAAAACCGTTACTTGGATTAATTGGGCCACCACCACCACCAGTTCGGTATCCACCAAGCCCACCTGCAGTGGTGTATCCACCGCCACCACCACCAGAAGCGTAAACAATTGCAGAGCCAGATATTGATGAACCAATGCCAGCACCGCCATTACCACCACTCACACCAGCAACACCAGCAGAGCCAGCACCACCACCGCCGCCAGAAATATATGGAGAAGCAGAGTTATTATTGCCCCCTGCATTCCCTTGACCAGAAACACCAGTACCGCCTGTAGTTGTTGAACCAGAACCACCGCCGCCGCCTCCGGAGCCACCGTTAGAGCCATTTAAAGTATTACCACCACCACCACCGCCTCCTGTTGCGGTAATGCTTCCAAACACTGAATTAGCGCCATTAGAGCCATTTGCAGCACTTGTACTAGCGCCAGCACCGCCAGCACCCACAGTAACAGTAATAGAAGAGCCAACCGTGATTGCGTATCCAGTGGCAGTTAACAGGCCGCCTGCGCCAGCGCCGCCGCCACCAGAAGTTCCGCCACTAAAAGTGGTTGAACCACCACCACCCCCACCAGCCACGACAAGGTATTCCACCGTTGTGACAGGGTAGTTAAGGCCGTTATAGGTCGGCGAAAGAACTCCACCAGTCCATTTAAGAGACATGATTGCCTCCGTTTAACTGATAACTTCGTAGCTAATTGTGTAAGTAATACCGCTTGCCGTACCTGATGTCACCGTAATTGATGAGCCTTCCATCAGATAAATGGCAGAGGTTTTATCAACAACAATCAGAGAAGCATCAGCAGGAACAGACACTGTAGATGCAATCGGGAAAGCCGTGCCGCCCGAAGGAGCCGAGCCTTGAGCTACTGCACCGTTAGTGTAGATAGCCACCGTGACATCAACCGCTGAAGTGCCGTTTACATTAGCTGCAACGATCTGGTTGATCTTGAAGACCTGACCGCTAGAAGCAGCATTAGGAACCAAAACCACTGCGGTTGTTGCGCTGGGTGTTAGGTATGTTGTTGTGCCCGAAGCTGTGGTCGCGGCTAAGAGATTAGGATTTGCCATGTTAGCTCCTTAGAATCCAAAAATAAATGAAATCATTGTAGCTTTGGCTTGCGATACGCCAGAAGCTGCGGGTGCGGCTGATGTCCACGTAGTGCCGTTAGACACCAAAACATTACCGTTTGTACTAGGTGCAACAAAAGTTGGTGTAGATGTTCCGTTACCCAGAATGACATTGTTAGCAGTCAAAGTGGTTAAACCTGTACCGCCTTGGTCTACACCAAGAGTTCCTGTAGACACCAAGTTCTTACTGCCGTTTGTGAATACAGGCTTGCTGGCTGTCAGTGAAGAATCAATAAGGTCATTGGCTGTCAGCGTTGTGCCGTCAAAGGTCAAGTTAGCAGAAGCGCCGAATGCACCAGCGTTGTTAAATTGAACCTGAGTATTAGAGCCTGCTGGCAAACCACCGCCCACATTAACAAAGTTAGTACCGTCCCAAGCAATGATTGCTCGTGTGCCTGCTGCTACAGTAACACCTGTGCCAGTTGCTGCTTTGACAAGAATGGACTGGGTGCTAGACGTTTTGTTAATAACAACATAAGTCTTGGACTGGGCAGGGACTGTAATGGTTCGTGTAGCTGTACCGCCCGCTGTCCATAGGAGAACTGCGTACTGGGAGCTATTAGCCGTCAGGCCGGTGCTTGCATAAGTACCTGTAGTCAGGGTTAATGTGATGTCAGCATCAGCAGAAATTGTCTGTGTACCAGCAACGGCAACGTCCACAATCTGCGAGATGGCGTTGTTAACTGTGTCGCCCCACTGCCCGGACAGTGTGCCCGTGGCTGGTAGCGTGAGGCCGATTAGTGCCGTATTTGCCATTTAAATGCTCCTACTGTGTAGAAATTTGCGTCCAACCGGGCGATTCCGTTGTATCAACAGCACCCCAGCCCGGCGTTTGCGGATTGCTGATATTTTGCCATGTAACGCCCTGTGTGTCATCAATAATTTCCCACAAGAATCGTCCACCATTTGTTTCCGTTATAGCCATCGTTTCCGATCGGCTTAAGTTGTAGTTTGCGATACCGCCGTTTACTTCAGCAATAGCCGCAGATTCAGTTAAAAATTCTGTGTAAAACGTTCCTACCGTCGTTCCTTCTGCAATACCCATCGACTCGTTGATGGTCATAATCAACACAGCCACCTGTGCTTCTGCTATTGCAATCGACTCCGATATATCACCTAAGAATGTAGCAACTGCCTCTTCTACACTCACAATTCCAACTGAATCCGATACGCTTTCGTTGTAACTTGTCTGCGCGGCCTCGTCATCCGTAATCGTCTGGCTATCTGCCACACTGACGTTGTAGCTTGTAATTGCCTCGTTTGTCTCAGCAATAGCCGCCGTTTCCGTTACAGACCCTGCAAAGTTAGCAACAACAGACTGGTCTTCAGCAATAGCGGCAGATTCATCTACCGCCACATTCATTGTCAAAGCTACAGTCTGAACATCCTGAATGCCTGTCGTGCCACTCCACAATCCAGACCCCCACGTATCCTCACCCCAAGCCGTACCACCAGTCAGCGACTCCGTAATACTTACATCAATCAAAAATCCAACAGCTTGGGATTCGGCAAGTGCGGTAGTTTCAGTAACGCTGACAGGGAAAGTCTCTCCCCCGCCCCATGCGTTATCACCCCATGCGCCATCACCCCAAGCTAACGCCATATCAAGTCAATGTTAATGTATACGTTACCGCAATCGTGTCACCGTTAACAACAGCCTTAGAACTAGAGAAATCACCCGCAGAGAACAATGTGCCAGTGGTTGAATCTTTAGTTGCGCTACCGCCAATGTTGATAAAGCAACCCGCTACAGTGCCTGTACTGGTCATAGAGAATGACACGGCAGAAGACGTAGCCTTGCTAGAAGCAGCCGCCGCCGCAAAAGATGGCGTAGGACGATTGCCAGAATATGCAGGGGCGTTAGTACCGCCCACTTCTAACCAGCCTGCGTGAGAAGCTTGTGTATCAGCTACGTTAGCTGAACCCACACCTTTTAATCCCATCACAACTGCGCCAGCGGCTGAGTTGCCAAGGATGGTATCCAAAGTCAAATTCTTGCCAACAGTCGTTACCAAGTTCTCAATAGGAGCTTCCCATTTGACTTGACCATCCGAGCCGTAGCAAACTGCATGGTATGTACCATTGATAGCCATCTCATCAGAGGGCATGGTGTTGTATTTTGTGATTGCTGCTACTTGGTCGGTAGCGGTGATTTTGTCCAAACTCATGTGAGGCTCCTTAAGAGATGCGGATTAATGCGTTTTCCGGATTGTTTGTCGGAAGTTGAATGGTAAAAGATTGGCCTAACATGGTCTGATCCACACCAAAATTAAGCACGCCAACTGATTTTCCCGCCTTGGTAGCGTTGTAAATCAATGCCCCACGCGTGGTAAATGTTGCGCCTACCCATGCAGGATTGTCAAAACTAACATATGCCACCCCTTGTGAGAGAAGGATAGTGATATTTGTTAAAACCAGACCCGGTGCGGTGTATCCTGTTCCAGATACCTCATTTGTGCTGCTGTAGATAGTTGTATTGGGACCTAGCGTAGCAGAGGACGTGTACAACGCAATACGAAACGTATCGGTTGCAAAATCATGCACACCCAGCAATAACTGCTGCTTAAAACTATCGGTAAGTCCTGCTGTAATCATCTATTACCTCACAGGCAGTTTAAGTTGACCGTCGCGATAAGCGTCACCACGTTGCTTACCATCGCCCAAGTTCTTCAGGAGCATCAGTGCTTCTTTGTACTTGGTATCGTACAAAACCATCATATCCTGCTCGCCCTTCATGTATGTGTAGGCTTCCACCAAGCAACCATACAAGAGTGCAGAGTCAAAGTTATCGCCCAGCCACGTTGTTTCTGTGTCCACAATGGACTCAGGGTAGTAGTAATAATGCAATTCTGCGTAGTAATTTGCATCAGGCGTTGGTCCTAAAATGAATGACAACTCTGCCTCATTTGCAGACTGTGGGCCAAAGATGGCGTAATACTTAGGGATTGCTATATCGCGTGGATTGGGATACACCTCGCGAATAAAGTTGACATCCTTGTTCAACAAGTATGTGTAATCACCTTGGAACGTCACTGCCCCTGATACGGTGCCGCTATTGGCCACACTCAATGTGATAGTCGTGCCCACAATCAGTGTCACTACGGCCTCTGTGCCAATACCTGTTCCAGCAGCATACTGACCCACAACAATACCCGAGGCGCTGGCTACAACAATCGTTGATTGGCCAGCAGTGCCTGTCGCAGTAGTGCTAACAAATGGATAAATAGCCAGTGAATAGCTGGATAAATAGTCGTTAGGGCAAGCCAAATATTTGTTGCCGGAAGACAAGACTCCCGTAACGTTCTTGCGCAGATTGGCAATCTGAACCGAATTGTAGATGCGCTGCTCTGCCTGCTTTGTAAACAGTGCCAAATCAGTGTTCGTAAACCCCTGATTTTCGGTGTAAGCAATGATTGCAGCTTTTAATTCGGTGTATGTCATGTGATGCTCGTTCTGACTGTTCCAAGAACTGCTTGAGCAGTCAATGGTTTGGCATAAGGCATCGGCATCATTCCGATACTAGCAAATGAAGTATCAGCCGTGAACCCGACGTAGACGGTAACCCCAAGTCTACTCTCTGGACGAGGTT